CATTGAGTTTTGCCACCCGGTGTGGGTATTCCTTCGGCGGTGAGTTCTTCAGCAATCGTCCAGGTTGTCTTTCCGCGCATAAAGTCTCTGTAAATGCGGCGCACAATCTCTGCTTGCTCGGGATTGATAACCGGAACACCGCCGGGGCCTTTATCGTACCCGAGGAAGTTTTTATATGCCAGGCTGACTTTTCCGTCTGCTGCACTCTTACGCTTACCCCAGGTAACGTTCTGTGAGAGGGAGCGAACTTCCTCTTGCGCAAGAGAAGCCATAATGGTGATGAGTACCTCGCCTTTGGAATCCAGGGTTCGTATGTTTTCCTTTTCGAAGTAAACCTCAACCCCGGCCTCTTTTAGCTTACGAATTGTGTTGATACAGTCGGTGGTGTTTCTTGCAAATCTGCTGATCGACTTGGTAAAAATAATGTCGATTTTTCCTTCAAGCGCATCCTTTATCATTCGGTTGAATCCTTCGCGCTTTTTGGTGCTCGTGCCCGAGATACCGTCATCAGAGTAAAGGCCCACGTACTCAAGCTCGGGGTCTGCCTGGATAAGCCTGGGGTAGTAGTCGCTCTGCGCTTCGAAGGATGTAGCCTGCTCGTCGCTGTCAGTGGAAACGCGCGCATATGCTGCGGCTTTACGTTTGTGTAAACCTCTTGTCGGTAAGCCCGTCATAGGGTTTATTGTGGCCGGTATAACTGTTACTTTTCTTGTACTCATTCTTATATCCTCGCTCTCTGTAGCTTCTTTTCACTCATTGCTTTGCGCTTTTCTTCGGTCCAGCTTTCTGACCTGGTGCGCACTTTCCAGGTTTTGACCACCTCGGTTCCGTCTCTTAAGCAGAAGGTAAGGTGGAAATCGTGGTCGGCTATAATTTTTTCGACCTTCGCATCAAAGGACTCGGCGGTTATTTCGCTTACCCCGAGCACTTCCTTTACTGCCGCAAGAATCTGATCCTCCGGGATCTGTTTGGAAGGGCAGGCCTCTTTGCCTTGGTAGCTGTAAGTGGCGCAGGCCCATACAATTCCGGTGGCTGTTGTTTTCCTTCTGTAATTCTTCCCGCAATTCGAGCATTCGATTTTGCCGGAAAGGGGATAGGTGTTTTTAGTGCCTCCCGGCTTTCCGTAGTGTTCCTGTCGCAAGGCTATCAAAGCCTGAACCTCGGTGAACATTTCCATGGGGATGATTGCTTCGTGGCTGTTTTCGACATGGTACATAGGCTTTTCTCCGTTATTGATAAGGACCCTCTTTTCAAGGTGGTTATTTACAAAATAGCGCTGCAAGAGTAGGTTGCCGGTGTAGGTGTATTGCCTCAAGATTTTCATAATTGCTGTCTTGCACCATTTGTTTCCGAAGGGGGAGGGGATACCATCTCGGTTAAGGCCATTCATGATTGCCACCCCGCCTTTTCCGGAAAGGTATTCTTCGAAGATGCGCTTTACTATAGCAGCCTCTTCCGGAACCACTTTGTATACTCCTTTGTCGTAACGATATCCAAGCATTCTTCCGTACCAGGGTTTTCCTTCCTCAAAATTCTTTTTAATGCGCCACTTCATATTCTCGCTGGTGGAGAGGCTTTCCTCCTGAGCGAAGGAAGCTAGAAGTGTAAGCATCAGCTCGCCTGTCGATGTTAAGCTGTTGATATTTTGTTCTTCAAAGAAAACCCCAATGCCGAGCAGCTTCAATTCTCGAACCGTTTCAAGCAGGGCAACCGTGTTCCTGGCGAACCTGGAAACGCTCTTTACTATTACAAGGTCAATTTTGCCGGATCGGCAATCCGCCATTAACCTTATGAAACCTTCACGCGTAACCTTCGTACCGGTAAGTCCCTCATCCGAGTAGACTCCGCAATAGGTCCAATCCGCGTGGCTTTGAATCAGTGTAGAGTAGTAGCTCACCTGGGCCGCCAGGGAATGCAGCATCGCGTCCTTTGCGCTTGACACTCGGGCATATGCTGCAACCCGTTTTATCTTGGGCGGCGGGAGCGTTCTGAACTCTACACGCTCTACTTTTTTTGTCATAAATACCTCCCGGTCATAGTGTAGTCATATATTCGCTCTAAAACCAGGAAAAGTCAACGGTATTTAGCGAAATATAACTGACGATTTTAAGCCATATTTTTCGGCCATTTTTGTGTCAATTACACCATATTCCTCTGGTGTGATAACCCCTCTAGCCAAGAGGGTGCGCATAAGCGCCATTGTTGAGTGATAAAGACTTAAATCTCTAACTTTCTTCTTTTCCATTATTGGGAGCCTCCTTGTGCTTGGATTTGTAGTAGCATTTTCGAGAGCAGAATTTGCGCTTCGAGCTTGCATAGCTGAGGAAGGTTTCTTGACAGTGTGCGCACTCCTTGTCGACCATCTTCAACTGCATCAATTCGGGGTGTTTTCTCCACCAAATTATGCGGCATTTATCCGAGCAAAATATCCGTTTCTGTTTGCCGGGTGTGTGGGCAATTTCTGCGCCACAGTGCAGACATGTGTTCTCGTTATCCGGAAATCTAAAGCACCAGTTTTTTATAGTGGCACTCGGCAAATCTAGAAGCTGGGATATTTCCTTTCGAGCAAGGCCCCGGCGAAGAAAATAATTCATTGATGAAATATCTGCCATAGTACACCTCCTCAAAGGTAGCTCACGAAAATGGCAAAACCGGACCCCCCTTTCTTGAAAAATTGCAAAAAAAATCAGCCCACCGAAGAAAAACTCCTCGATGGGCTGAAAATAAGTATTGATTATTCGGTTGTGGTAGTGTCAGTAGTCTTAGGCTTGGTGAGCTGCTTTACAACCTGGTTGGTACCAGTTGCAGAGAGGCCGCTGGCTGCGCCTACAACGATAGCAACGAGTACGTTGGATGTCTCCATGACTCCCGGCACAAAGAAGAATGCGACAGTGCCGATGATGGCGCCGAGCACACACGAGATAACGGGGATGAAGCGAAGGAACTTCTCGGTGCTGCCTACAGCGGTTTTGGTGATGTCGATAATCGTGTAAACGATAGCTGCGATTGCGGGAATGGTTACGAATTCATAAAAGTTTGTCATAATAAATCCTCCTTATTTATGAGCTTGTTTGTTGAGATGGTTTTCGAGTTTCTTAATGGCTATAGTGACCGGGCCATCACAGCCCTGTTCCTGTAAGCCTTTAAGGCAGGCGAGCACACCCTGTGTCATAATGAGCTGCTCCTCCTTGATTTCCTTGATATCTTTGTCTTGCTTTTCCTGTTTCAGGTACCACTTATAAATGGCGAATACAAGACCGAAGATAACTCCGAAGGCAGTAATTGCCCCGGCAATAGCGGTGATGATTTCCATGGTGTTTCCTCCTTAATCTTCAAAATTTACGATGCATTCAAGTGCAATCATATCATTGGTGGTGGGGAGGTCGCTTGAGGTAAGGAAGTCAGCCTCGGAGAGGGAGACCGGAGAGATGTCATCGATTTCGGTATCTCGAAGCGCCTCGATTTCCTTTTCAAAGGCTGTCTTTGCTTCAGCATCCCTTAAGCGGAGCCTTCCATCAGGAAGGAAAATGGGAGCGCCGGCTTTGTCGAGTTCTGCATAAGTGTTGATACACTTGGTTTCCTCGTTGGTGTAGAATTCCACTTCGGCCTCGACTGCCTTGCGCAGCTTTACAAGCTCTCGCATCTTCTTATAGCTTGCGAGGCGCTTTTCAGATAAACGCTTGAGGGGCTCATTCGCCTCTAAAAGATTTCTAAGTTTCATTTGTTGTTTCCTCCGTTTTATTGATAATGGCCTCAAGCTCTTTGACGCGAGCCTTGAGTTTTTGAATTTCGTGGATGTTCATGGCTACAAATTCACTGTAGCGCAAGCCACATCCGATTGTTTTATCTTCGTTTTCCCATTCGCAGTAACCGGCGAAATCCTTAGTCGTGATACCCGCAGCTAAAACCGCGTCCTTCACATCTTGCGCCACGAGGCCTATGTGAGTTCGGTTGCTGGTGTTCTCAACAAACTTAAAGGTTACCGGTGCAAGACTATCGAAGATATAGTCATACACACCACCCAGGGGTTCGATGTTGAACTTCTCGTTTCTGTCCGAAGTATTTACAATGCCTGCTTGGCCATAGATGTTTCGCCATTTGTATGCCGCAGATCCAAGGTCATAATTGTTGGTGCTCCAGGGCACGAAGTGCGCGAGACAGTTTATAGTGGTCTCAGCGCTTGTACCGGAAATGGTAAAGTTCAGTGTGTGCTGGGATTTGTTCGAGCTTGAATAGTTGAAGGTAGCATAGTCAATGCCCCAAAAGGCATCTGTATCAAGGGACGTGCCGCTACTACCTTTCGCTACTGTTGCGTTCCAGGTTGTATCTTTACCCCAAATACAAGCATAGTGCACGGTGAAGCTCTTTGCATCAGCGAGCTTGGTAAGCTGGCCGGCTTCGTTATAAACGTTGAGGTATAGCATCTGACCACTCCAGCTGAGTTTAGCTTGGTATGTGGTTGAACCGCCGGAGTAGCCAAAGTACAAACCGGTTGTTGAGCTAATACTCGAGTCAGCCTTTATGGCGGTTGCAGTAATCACGCCACATGCAATATAATCACTGGCAAGCGAGTACATGTAGCAGCTGCTATTCGTGAGAATTGTTGTTGCTGTGAAGGTAGAGCCATCGGTTGTTCCGAAAGAGAGAGTCGTGAACGATTTGGACGAGTCATTTGCATCATAAACAGTACCGAGAATGAAGTTCTGCGAGTACATCTGACTGGAAGTAAGACTCATGCCGCCGATCTTACCACTAGTAGCGTATAGGTAACCGGCAGAGGTAACATAGAACGTTCCGGCACCAAGGCCGATGCCATCAGTTCCAAGATAAACGCCTGCGGTCGAGTTGTTATAAGCGGTTTTTGTCTTATAGATACTTGAAGTTCCGATGGTGAAGCCGCCTATAGTTCCGGAAGAAGCAGTAACCGAACCTGAGACGGAAAGACCGGAGCTTGTAACCGACATAACAGTGCTGCTGTTGGAGTAGAGGTAGAACCCGCTGCTTGTGAGGCTCCAACCGAAGGATGACGAGGAACCGCCCGAGGAAGAAACCTTCGAGGACACAGTGGCAGATAATGTTGAGGTGGTTTGTTCCAGGGTGGAAATATCTCCTTCAGCGGTTTCAACACGCGTCGAGAGGGACGATACGCTTTGTGACACGGTTGAGATGTTGCCCTCTGCAGTGGATACTCGGGTCGTGATGCCCGTCACACTCTGTTCGAGAGTGGAGATATTGCCTTCGGCTGTGCTCACCCTGGTGCTTATTCCGCTGACGGAAGTGGTCAGGGTAGAGATATTGCCTTCGGCGGTTGAGACTCTAGTGGTAATCGCGGTTACGCTCTGTTCGATAGTGCTGATATTACCTTCGGCAGTAGACACACGAGTTTTGATGCCGCTGACATCAGTAGTCAGGGAAGAGATATTTCCTTCGGCAGTAGAAACCCTTGTTGTAATCGAGGTAACGTTCTGCTCGATGGTGGAAATGTTACCTTCTGCTGTGGTTACGCGCGTTTTGATGCCGGTGATGTCTGCAGTTATGGACGAGATGTTGCCTTCAGCGGTTGTGACCCTCGTGGTAACGCTTGTCACGTTCTGCTCAATTGAGGTTATATTGCCTTCCGCACTTTGGATACGGGTAGTAAGGGATGTAGCAGTCTGTGTCAGAGAGCTGATATTTCCCTCGGCGGTAGCTACGCGAGTCGAGATTTGGCCGGTGGATACTGTAAGCGCGGAGATGTTAGTCTCGTTGGTGGTGACACGTGCAGAGATTGAACTCGCGGTCTGTTCGAGGGTCGAGATGTTGCTTTCGATAGTGTCGATATTACCTTCGATACTTTCAATATCCTTCTCGGACTGACTAACGCGCTTTGTAACAGAAGATACAGTGCTTGTCAGGCCATTCAGGTTCTTTTCGATGGTGGCAGCATGTTCCTCGACAGTGGTTATCGCGTCGTTTACAGACTCGGTAGTCGCGTAGGCTTTGAGAACCATTTCGCCGGTTTCAATATTCCAGTAGGAAGAACCATCTACAGACTGAATGATGCCAGCCTTGATAATGTTCGCTACCAGGGTTCCGGAGGTGATGAAGTCTGCGACTATTTGACCGTCAGCGGTGATAGCGGTTCCGTAAGGACCGTTGTATCCTTTGCTTGAGAAGCCAAGACCACCAACGTTCCAGCGCCATATATTAACCGCATCTTCGAGCTTCGGGGCATCCATAATCAGAAGTTCGTAAGGAAGACCGGTGTCGCTCGCTGTATTAAGAACCACATAACCACCGTTTTGGCCGGTGATTGTATCGGTCGCATTCTGAATGGCAGAAACCATAAGAGTCGGGAGCCGGTCAACCTTACTCGTTGTCTTTTCGAGGGTGCTCTGTGTATCTTGGACAGTGTCCATCAGGTTGCTTCGTGCCGATCCAAGGGTAATGGAGATATACTTTTCCGCGAGGGAATTGTAAACCGTCTTGATTACCTTTGCGGTGGCTTCAACTCCGAGGACAGTATGCTTGATAGTCACTCTGTCGCACAGAGATACACGCTCAAGGACCGCAGCATAGCCGGGCTGTTTCCAAAGGGGCTCAAAGGAGATAGTAAGAGAGGGAGTTTCAGACCCGAGAGGATTATTCTCAATGTAGGTCTGCGCCTTCGCTCTCAACGTTTCCTGGTTGATAACCTCGTCGGTGCCGAAGCTATCCGTGAAGTCCTTTACTAGGGTTTTGCGCTGAGTAAGGGTTGTATTTGCAATGGGGAGGAGCTGCTCATCAAGGGTGACAACACTTTCGTTGCCTTCAAGGTCGCTGTTAACCGCATAAGGAAGCAAGTCCGTATAAATCGAGGTTGTATCCGCGTCCTGTTCAAGGCTCGTGAGGTTCTTGCCATACTCGATGACAACACCCGTATTAGAACCGCGCCCCTGGTGGTGAATAACGTTGAAGTTATCCCATTCGAACTCGCCACCCCATAAGCTTATAAGCGAGCCCTCTTCGCCACCAAGTACAGCACGTATGCTCTTAGGTTTGCTGACCTCAAATTCCTTGTTTGTCGTATAGTCGGTCTTGAAGGTGAAGTTATGAGGAGTGAGCGCTGCCGCAAATACGTGCTCAAGCGCGAGCTGGGGAGTAATAGCAGTAGATTTCCAAGCCGGTGTTGCTATTGTTGCAAGGTCGTAGGAAATGTGCTGCGCGTAAATGGTAATGATACCGTTTAAGGGTTTTGTGATTCGGTAGATTCGGAAGACCTGGTCGGAGGAGGTATCATTCGGTTTCGCCTTGACCAGTCTTTCTTTCTGTATCTCCGAATATAGACGTCCGGTCACCGGGTATTTCAAAACGCACTCGTAAGAGCCATTCCGTTCCTCAGTTACCTGACAGGAGATTGTATCCAAAAGAGTGCCAATACCAAAAGTGGAGAAGTCGGTTGCATCGGATTTATAGAGAATCGGAATCATATCGTCACCCACCTTGGTATAACTTCAATTTTGGTAACTCCCCCGGTATAGGAAATAGTGTTCTTGCA